CTCTGGTGCTGATCACTTCATGAACAGAGCAGAAGAGTGGCAGTCATGGATGAAGTCACAGCTTAACGATGACCAAGCAGAGAACTTCTTTCGTAGCACCCTTTGCAAGGTAACTACTAAGCAGAAGCAAGTCGAGAAGACTAACGAACGTCAATTAGAAAACCTGTTATCAGGTTGGCAAGACGAGGTTAGATCACTCGGTCGCAACAAGTGGGCATTGTATAACTGCCTAACCTCATGGGCCACACACACGAACGATCTTCGAGCCCCCCATGTGGCGAGATACAATCGTGAGGCTGCAATAGGTAACGCCATGCGCCACAAACTGTGGACAACAATGAATGAAGGACGTGTAATATAATGAAGATGACTAGACAGCACTACGAATTTATAGCTGATGTGATGGGGCCACTAATACCGTGGCCCACTCACCTCCATTCAATAGCTGATAAGCTTGAGCAAACTAATCCTAAGTTTGATAGAGATAAGTTTATCCGACGTGGAACCAAAGCATGGGAAGATAACTACATACCCCCAACATTAGAAGAGGAGTATTCGCATGACCAAGATCAAGCTAATCAATAACCATAGGTTAAAGAGAACCATGATTACATGCCCAGCCTGCACAGGTGACGGGACAATAGAGTTTGAAAGAGCAAGACCTCAAAACTTTAACCGTGACATAGGTGAGATAGATATAATCAGCGGTACATGCTATGCGTGTAACGGATCAGGGTCAGTTGATATGGATGATTACGAACATCTTGACAACGATGAGTGATCCGCTGCACTAACGCAGCATGAAATCGTATCTTGAATTTATAACACATCAAGCAGATGAGTATAACATTTCTCTGCTTGACGCCTTTAAACAAGCTAAGTTTCCTACGTCCACATATTATCGTGCGGTTAATGGAACCTCAGAGATACGATATGAGACTGCCTTGAGGGTACACCATGCCATTGAAGGGTTATACTTATTACAACAAGCCCGTAACTATACCAAAGGACTACGAGCTAATGGTAAGCATGTTGATAGACGCAAGGTCAAAGCAAAGCTTAAGCCAAGAAAGACTGGCTCGTAAGATGGGCTGCACAACTTCACTTATCCACAAGTGGGAAACCCACAAGAGGATACCATCAGGGTTTATGTTAATATGTTGGTTGGACGCATTAGGTTATGACATCACGGTCACGAAAAGGTAGCGCGTGTATATGCATAGCGTGTAAAGAAAAGTCACACTACTACGTAGCCCTACTTAAGAACCACGGCGGGACTACAGCCAAGCACTGGTTCGTCTGCTTCTACTGTTACGAGAACGACAGATGGCAAGAAGCAATATCAAAAATCAAACCACCTACAAAGCGCACCGCACCTAAGCAGATAAAGAAACCAAGCGTCAAGCTACAAGCTGGCGCGTGGGAAGACAGCATTAAGAAAGCAGTAAAGCCTACGCTCGACTGGTAAATAGGAGAAAGCCAATGAGTATGACAGCAACAATTAAACTACGGGACGTTGACAACAAAGTAATATCGTCCACGTCTATCACAGCAGACCATTACGAACACTGTCCAGACCCCAACGAATTTCTTAATAACGCTTGGAACATGGCAGATCAGATGGCCACGCACCTATCTTGTTCGGATGAATGGCGGCTGACCTTAACCTTTGACTTAGATTTGCGAGAAAGCATTGAAGACATAATAGCCAAGCAACCTTGTCGTTGTAATAAATGTGTACCTTAATAGCTATTAACTTACCAAAGACAGGAGAATGAGATGCTTATCTATGGTATAGACCCGGGATTCACAGGTGCAGTTAGCCTATACTGGACAGACACAGGTAAGCTTGAGTGCTACGACATGCCAGTATTTAAGAATGCTAAAGGTAAAACTTTAATTAACTTACATGAGTTGCTAAGAATACTAAGCAATGAGGCAGATGAGTCATGCCTAGCAGTGATTGAACGTGTAAGCGCCATGCCAAACCAAGGTGTAAGCAGCACGTTTAGATTTGGCCAAGGCTTTGGTCAACTAGAGATGGGTATTGCAGCATGTAAGCTACCCATTCAATACGTCAGCCCCGCAGTGTGGAAGAAACACTTCGGATTAAACAGGGACAAAGGTGTCAGTCGTGGCCTAGCAACGCAACGTCTTCCACAATACGCCCACCTATTTGCTAGAGTCAAAGATGATGGTCGAGCAGAAGCCACACTTATTGCTCTCTATGCAGCAGAGAAACTTATCTAAGGAGAAGATCATGGGAACTCAGAAGAAACAAATCAAAGCACACCTCGAAGGTGGCTATCGTATCACAGCAATGGATGCTCTTAATTCTTTCGGTTGCTTTAGATTAGCATCACGCATCAGTGATCTTAAATCAGAAGGCTATCCCGTAGATAAAGTTATGGTTGAGACAGATACTGGTGCGCGTATTGCTCAGTATTATAATCCAAATACAGTACGCGGAGGTATGTAATGTATAAGCCTAAGCAAGTAGGTGCAGCAGCCAGCATCAATATGTGGGACGCTCATGTCAACAAGGCCAACAGCTCACCTGTTCAAGCGCGTGAGTACAAGCGCTCATCCTATGAGTTAGTCAGCGATAAAGTCATGGCAGATAGGATTCGTAGGGGTGATGTTATTGGTCAGCCATACCTTAGAGGTGAGACCAAGCAACGCCTTAAGAAATTCCAGCACTTGTCGGAAGAGGACTTCGATAAGTATGGCAAGCAAGAGTGACGCTACGTCATTTGCAATTGATCTAACTGCGTATAAGCAGTAGGTTACTATCAGGAAACAAAGGAGAAAACAATGGAACGCAAAGGTTTCATCGGAGGATCTGACTGCGTAAAGATTATGCAGGGAGATTGGTTACAGCTATGGCAAATCAAGACAGGGCTAGTTGAGCCAGAAGATTTGTCGCGCAACGTAGCCGTGCAGATGGGCATACAAACTGAGGACTTTAATTTAAATTGGTTCGCTCATGAGTATGACTTTAATTTACATAACAAGCAGCTAAGTGAAAGCGATAATATTATGGACATACCTGTTAAGGGTACGTTTGATGCTATGGTTTACACAGACGGCCCAATGCGGGAAGCACACATTGTCGAAGCCAAGCACACCAATGCTTACAATACTTTAGATAAAGTAATTGAGTACTACATGCCACAGTTGCAGTTATACATACAGCTTGCAGATGCAAAGGGTGCGTATCTATCTGTTATCTTTGGCAATAACAAATGGGAGTCTGCATATGTCAGCCGCAACCAAGAGTATTTCAGTTCTATGTGGGCGGTGGTGTCAGATTTCTGGGGTTACGTTGTTCGCAAACAAGAGCCAGTTGGTAATGACCAGCAAGTACAACTCTCAATTGACCAGATCAAGGTGGACAACATGGTGCGGAGAGACGCAGCTACAGACAACCACTTCGTTGACTTGGCCCATACATACACAACCCTCGAAGCAGATGCCAAAGCATATGAGTCAGCTAAAAAAGAACTCAAGCAAATGGTTGGTGATAACGAACGAGAAGTTTACTGCAATCAACTCACCGTCAAGCGAGATAAACGCGGATCACTCCGCATAACTAGGAGACTATAATGAACGACCTTGCAATCAAAGCGCTCATCAAAGCGCAGCAGAGCATGACCTCTGTAAAAAAAGACAGCATTAATCCTCACTTTAAAAACAAGTACGCCTCGCTTGAGGCAGTGATCGAAGCTACATCAGATGCCTTTCAGACCAATGGCTTTGCTGTGATGCAGCCATGTGGACGCGATGAGCTTGGCGTATTTGTTGAGACTAAGCTTGTCCATTTTACGGGCGGTGTGTTCTCAAGCAAAGTTTATCTAGCTTTAGATAAGCAGAATATGCAGGGCCTTGGCTCGGCAATAACCTATGGTCGTAGATACGGACTGCTCGGCATGGCTTGCCTTGCGACTGAGGACGACGATGGCAACGATGCCAGTAAGCCTTCAAGTAACGTTCAAGTTACCAAGGGCCTGACATCAACAGAAGGTAGTGGTGGTGGGTGGTAGATATACCAAACAAACCATACAAAAAGTTTGGTGTCCTCGTTGTGGAGCGAGGCCCAATCAACCCTGCATAGATAATGCAGATAAAAACCATCTTGAGAGGATGCAAAAAGTCCAAGACTTTATGAACTCTAAGATAAAACAAAGGAGCCAGAAGCATGGCAGATACATACGATGATACCAACAGAGGCGCAGCCTTTACTCCATTCCCAACACAACAGTTGATCCTCCAAGGCAAGGTCAATGTTGATGGCGTTGAAAAGAAAGTCTTGCTTGTTAGGGACGAGACTAAAGGTGGCAAGCAGATCATTGAGATGTATGAGAAGCTTGGCGTTTTCTTTGAGAACGATAAGAAAGGTAATGAGTCAGCGCCAGATTACAGTGGCCCAATGGGTGATGGATCTTCAAAGCGTATAGCTGGATGGAAAAAGATGAAGGACAACAAGCCTTATATGTCCTTTCAAATCAGCGACAAGCAAGGTTCCGCCACTACTACATCTGCACCTGTAGATAATACCTTGTCAGATGACACAATCCCGTTCTAAGATAAGGGTGTTCCTCGTTCGAGTCTCCTAGCTCGACGGACTATCTCTCCTGATATCAACTGGGCAGCCTTCGGGCTGTCCTTTTTTAACTAAAGAGGCAACGAATAATGCAACCAGAAAAACTAATCGAACTGGTCAAGGCATCCGAGCATGGTCTAAGCAAAACAGAAGCAGCCGAAAGAACAGACATTCCATACAGGACAGTGCTGGTCTACGCCAAAAAATATAATCTAACCTTTGCTTGCGGAAAGAAGATTGCTCATGCCAGATACAGAGAAACCAAACACCACGAAGACCTACAGCGCCAGCAACTCAAACGCCTTGGCAGCTATGGACCGAAGCTACAGACTCTTGCGGATACTTATAGATCAAGCAAAGAGTCTGGGAAGATACAATCAGGTTCAGCGACTAGAGGAATTAGAGGCCCTACTATTCATAATAGATCAGCGCTCGAAGAAAAGCTAAGAGTCAAACTTTCTCAAGCCGAAACAAAATCTCAAAGAGAAGATGTTATCTACTGGTTCAACTGGTACTGCCATGAGAAAGATTTAATTAAAAGAAAGAAACGCCCACCGTTTCCAAGAATGGAACGTGAAGATTGGGAGCATCGGAACTTTGCAAAGCGTGAGTCTATCGCAAGACGTGGCAGAATACTGGACGCTTTATCTACAAAGCCACAGACAGCAAATC